CTTAAAGGTTAGAACGACCTGCCCTGTGTATATGTCTTTCTTAACTTCTGGCGGGTATGCAATGTTCTGCATAAGGCCAGAAATATATTTAGAGAGTGTCATCGGGTTCTTCCTCATTACCATCTAACAGGGTGATATCATCCTCAATGTCTGTTTTGATATACTCGGCTAGCTGAGCCATTTTCTCGAATGGGTATTTCTTCTCGTCCTCAACCATAATGACACACTGAATATGAATTCCTTCTGCATCAACTCGGAAACTTATGTCCTGCGTAATTGGATTCTTAAAAAATTGGCTCATTCCTGTTCTCCTTCTGTTAAGTAATCTAAATTAAGAAGCGCAGTATCCCATTCGGTGCGCTCCGTGTGTAGGGGAAGATACCCCTGCTTCCTACCGATTTTCACTAGTTGGATTTTCTCCGCCTTGGTGAGTCCTACAATGATATCTTGAAGCTCTGCATATTTATTAAGATCCTTAGATACGAATTTCCATATCTCATTTACCGTCTTTGGTTCCGAAGCCCTGTTGAGGACATCTAGAATAGCTGCAGCTGTTGAGGAGTTCCTAGCTTTTCCGAATTCTCCGAGTGCCTTTGGCATTCTTCTTTCAGCATAGTGTAATACTGTGTTTGCGTTAATTGCGTCAGCGATCGTGATAATCCTTCTTGTATCCGCCGCCGCAATAATAATACAAAGCTTGAGAAGGTGTGTAAATCTTCTTGTGCTATAGTGCTGGAACCTGTGGTCATCAATTGGCTTAAACTCCTTGTAGATACGATCAAAGGTTTTTCTTGCATCTTGTGCTATAGTCATCGGCCCGCTGCAACAGGCTTTTATTCTTTTTAGCCTTTCAACTAACCAATCTCTATCTGCTAAATCCGGGGGCGCGGGGAATGTAATTTGTATTCCTGTTGGCTCTGAGTGTATGAAAAGGAAGCGTGAGCAGAATCCATTACCAATAGCTTCTGGTGGAATTGCCATAGAAAAGTTTTGCTGGGTGTTTGCGCTTAGAATATTTACGGTGGGTTTGTATATGTAAACTGATTTGCCGTGCAGTTTTGGGTGTCTGTACTCATCAAGATTATCCCATAGCTTAGTGAGTCTAGTAACAAATGGCAAGTCTCCCTGCCCGATGAAGTCATTGAATTCCTCTGCGATGACGTATGTTTCTGTGGGATTATCATCGCAGAGTGTATCTACATCTAAGTCTAACGGCTCCGAGTCCTTCCTGCCCATATCTGCGAGAAACATTTCTTTCGACACCGCATCCGCAGCGAAGGTATCATAACCTGCGAGACGGAGGAGTTTTCTCCCGGGATTAATAGCGGTTCCTTTCCTCGCTCCGGCGCTTCCCATAAGCATGATATACTGATTCGGATATATTTCCGACGTCCCAAATGGAAGCCATACTCTGCGTCCCAATAAAGCCCCAATGATTGAGAGGGCCGTCCATCTATGGTAGATAGGGGGAGCTTCACTCTCCCCGATGTATTTGAAATATCTCGTGAAGAAATCTTCGGTATCAATCTTTCTGCTCCTCTTGGTTTTTACTATTCAACACTAGCTCGCATAACTCACGACGACATGCTAGTATAGATTTTTCTACAGCCAATAGTTTTTCCGGTAGCTTTGTAGTACCCTCCTGCTTTTTCTGTCGAATATTAAACAGCAAACTATCCGAAGATCGGATAAAATCACGTATATAGTGATATAACTCTGCGGATACCATTAGTTAATTTCCTCTTGCTCCGTGATCATCATTGTAGGCATGCAGCCATACGTACTAGCCTCTGTACACTTTTCAGCCAGAAGTTTTACTAGTTTAGCCTCTCTATCAGTTAGCTGCATATAGAAGGTTGTAGTATCATCACAACCCATAACGCTAATGAGATATGATTTCATTAGTTAACCTCCTCTTCTGGTTTAAACATCCCAGTTCCTGGTACATTTTGTACAAAGAAGATCCCCCTCAAATGGGAAATTGACTACATCTAAGTCTGACTTACATCTTGGGCATTTTGTAATGGCCTCTGCTTCAATAGGGTAGATAGTTTTCTTTATCTGGATAGCCTGTTCCCATGCGTGGTACTCCTCTCTAGTTAATGGTATTAATTCTCCCGGTTTCGCTGCTTGAACCTTGTCAAGTACGACTTGAAATAACTCTTTATCCTTCACCAGATATACGTTGTAAGACTTGAATTCCTTATGCATGTCCATATTACCTTCCTCTCTCTCCATAGGAATACATGATAGTCATATTGAGACTATGTAAAAATGTGTGGTAGTCATTTCTTTCTTCCCATGTGATACTGTCTAGGCTCTCTCGTATTTCCCTAAGCTTTTCTCTAATGGCCGGCATTCTATCTTCAAGCGGAACGCGTGGCGTAGTTTTTACATTCATATTACGAACCTCCTTTTTTCATGTTACCCCAATTGACGCCTGATTTGTAATCCACTGGAATCCTGAGAGTCCGACCATGGATTACGACTGGATTGTTAAAACATTCAATGGCTTCCTTCCTGATATCTTCCCTTCCTTTCCTATATTGGAATGGCGCACTGTCATGGATCTGTGCTTTCATACGGAAATCCCCCGGTTCCCGTTTTTGCAGTTGCCACTGTTTCCACCATCCAATGTTAAGAATCGACACAGATAAATTCTGTGGCCCGTGTGCTACTGCACTAGCGAAAATCTGGTGCTTCTTCTGGATGTCACCGAAGAAATACCTGGTATGTCCAAGAGGACTTTTCAGCATGTGTGTACTAGAGATTTCATTTTTTACTTCTGCATACCACGGTCTAATACGAGCGAAGGGCATATGGTATTTATTAAGGAGCATCGTGGCAAAACCTTTTAGAGTGATCTGTCCTGGCAATGGTCCTATCTTAATTCCAAGGGTTGAGGCTGCGTACATGAGATTATCTACTCCTGCATTTTGGATGAACGTTTCTGCGCCCATCATGTAGTTAGTACCATGCACAATCTTCTTGAGGACGAGGTTCCTAAATTCCGTCGTTACTTTCTCATATGGAATCTCAAAGAACAGGGTCCCAAGGGTTTTGTAGAAGTCCCGGCCCGGCGTTTCTAATGCCTTAATCAGCTTCTCATCCTGTGCCAGGTAAGCTGTACATCTGGCTTCGCTTTGGGAATTATCAGGCTCACAAAGAATAAAGCCGGGATCAGCAACTAACATTTCCTTAGCATAATGCGGAATGTTCTGTGCCTGCGTCCCACACCAGAAAGAGGATTTCTGGGCGCTCATTCTACCTGTATCAGTTCCGAATGGGTTGATGTTATAAAGCAGCCGTCCGTTTCTCTGTACAAAGTCGAAATAAGTCCCAATGGCTTTTTGTGCTTCCTTATATTTCAGAATCCGACTTGTGATGGCATGCAGAATAGGATGCTGCTCTCCTACGGCAGAAAGGTTTTTCTCATCTGTTCCCCTTTCTATTCTTGTCTTTCTTTTGTTGGCATCCTTCTTGAATCCGATGCGTGGATCCTTCGCCCCGAGTACATCATAAATATAGAACTGTACCTGGCGATAGCTTCCTGGGTTAAATCCTGTAGGTTTCTTTGCATGGATATCCCCAACATCATCAACCATGATCTGCAACTCAGATAGCATTTGCTCAAGGACTTTTACTCGCTCTGAACGCAGCTTTTCTCTTTTATCATTGTCAATGAGGAACCCCTCGAATCCACAGTATAGTGAAGGATAGACCAGTTTGAATTGGGACGCATAATTGCGTCGAGCATAAGCGGGGAGATGTTTAAGATAGTGCAAACAAACCCGCAGGGTGTTGAATGTATCCTTTGCATTGTACTCCCAATACTTATTTATGTCCTTGCTCTCTGATGCTTCTTTAGCTTGCGGCTTCCACTGGTAGAAATCAGGAAGTGTAACAGAAGCTACAAAGTCGAGGGATTTGGGAAGGGAACTGTACTGTGCGTGCATCATAGCTAACGTATCAAGGCAGAAGTTTCTTGGCCAAGCGTGATATACGATACTATGAATGCAGTCATACATTCCATTATGCATTACCTTCGGAGTATCTGTCGCATTAGCTTCACGAAGAAACGACAGGGCCAAGCCAAAATCCGAATCATTGTGCCAATGTCTCTGCATGAAGTTATAGAACGGCAGTACGAACGTTTTGATCTGTCCCTGCACGGTGAAACATGAATATGAAGCACAGGTAATGATTGTCTCTCCGCCTTCCACTGCAGCTGATTCTTCATCAGTATCACCAGCTTGTACCTTTCCCTCTTTTGAGATAGTTACAGTCTCGATGTCGTAAGCCACTACGACTGCGTTCCTGATTTCTTCCAAAGCATCTTTGAATTTGCTTGTAGAATCCAGCACGTCGAATGTAAAGTTCTTTGTCTCCTTACAGCCAAGACGTTTGAATTTTTCAAGATCTGTTTGCAGGATGAACTTCCCATGATCCACTGTATGAATCTGTGCGAGGGAATTCCCTACGATAACAGGAACAGAGTAATCAAGACGGGATCCACGATACAAATCTAGGGTGGCGTTTTTTGCTGGAACCAGACCTTTCAGTGTTGATTCGTTGCAGAGGAAGATTCCTTGACATCCGCGACTTTTCGCTTTTGTTACCAGCTCTGAAATGGAAAGTGTGGATGTTGTTACTTCGGCCGCATATCCACAATTCCGCACGTAATACTGCAGAACTGGAAGATATGCGGCCTCATGAGCCATGTAGTTTATTAGAATTTTCATTATCTAAAGTTACCTCCTTCCCATTCTGCCAAGAAATCCGCACGTGTGCGGTATAGATGCTTGGTTTCATCCACCTGGCCAACCATAACAGCATCTTCCCATAGATATCCATCGTCTTTAGGATTTTCACTTTTACCTATGGCCGTGACTTCTATCTTTTCTCCTTCAGGAGTTAAATAGATATGAACCCCTAACTTTCTAGCTTGCACACTATAGTATCCGTACATCATTCAGGAAACCCTCTTGACATCCCGATAAACACGTTGATAGGAATTCTCGGGGTATTTGAAGGTGAGGGGAAATAGAGTTGCCATGAAGTCATCCTCTACTTTTGTGTTAAGATTTGAGGAAATCGTCTTACGTTTGATATGCCGTGATGCGTACTCCATCTTAAATTCCGCAACAGGCAAACCCGAAAGGGCACGGCGAATTCGTTTGCAGCGTTTTGCGTTCATCTTGTTATCTCCTATTAACTGAAAAGTGAAAATGGGAGAACCCCTGATGAGATTCTCCCTTGTTTCTACTTAATTATTCCACTGCTTCAACTTGCGGAACGACGCGCAGTTTCAGACTGGCACGTTTCTCTCCATCCCTACCTTTGTAGGAGGAATAGGAAATCCTGCCGCAGAATTCCAACTCACTTTCCAGCATTTCAAAAATGGTTCCAATAGTAACTCCGTTGAGATCCTCAACTCCTGCGATCTTCTTAACTTCCCGTTTGAGCATTCCCAGACCGTCTAGGGTTCCCTGGAAACGGATAGTGAAAAGACTACCATTGGGAACAGGAGGTTCATCACTGGAAACCAGTTCTCGCGTTTCCACGACTGCGATAGTAACTTGAATGCTTTGAGATTCAGTACCGTCGTCATTCTCAAACTTGGTGATCTTTCCACCTTTCGTGACAAGGTCGTAGTCACCGGCGGGAGGTTGAATGAAATCAGGAGCCTCTTGAATGTGATCAAGGGAATCATCCATCATGGATTCGAGATCGAGAAGGGTTGCTTGGGTCTTGGCCATTTTATTTGCTCACTTTCTTAGTTGATTGGGTTTTGGTTTTCTTACTGGGACGGGGTGTAACATTGAAGGGTTGCTGATGAGGGTACTTTGATTTTTTCTGCGGTCCCTCTTGCTTAGTTGGTTGGTTCATTCTTGGGTGCCTTTATGATTCCACCGTGAATAAGAAGGGCTTTCATATCGAGTGTTGCACTCTTTTCGATCTCGATATTAAGCCTGGACTTCGTTTGTACGTTTGGTCTGTATGTAGTCGATGAGCCTCCTTTATGTTTGCTACCTGAAATTTCAAGTTGGACGATGGTCCCAAAATATTTCCCTACCATAGTGGAAAACGTTTTAGTTCCGATCATTGGGTACTGCTTTGTGCGGACCAACTGTTTGTTAGGCCCTGTTCCTGTATATTCCTCGTCGTAGAGGACATGGGTTAATACAACGAAGTTGGTGTGTCTTCCTACTTGGACAACCTGAAGAATGGATTTCAGCCAATTATTCACTGTTCCCCATTCTTGGATTTGCAAAATCGCATCCTCTGGCTGTCCTTTGAGAAGTGCATTTACCCCGCAATCTGTCAACTGACTTCCACTATCCAAGATTACGAGGTCATTGTGTGTCAGCTTTGTCAGGTTGAACTGCTGGAATACCGCTTTTTCTTGCATGCACTTCACACAATTCATCTTTCCGTGAGCTTCGCAAATCGGTACATCCTGTGCGCTGCTGAACATTCTAAGGATTGCGTTCATTACGAACGGATCTTTCCTTGTGTCCAGCATGCTAAAGAGTTGGATTTTCTGCAACGCGGAGTCAGGAAGTCCCATTGAGAGAATTGTATCTTTGCCGTTTTCCAGATCGAGCCAGATGATTTTCCTGATTTCTGGAATCATAGCTGCTGTAGCTGCGAAGCGAGTCTTTCCTGAACCACTATCACCGTAGATCAGGATTGCGTGACTACCGCTTTCCTTCTCTCGTGCTTTCTTTAGGGCTAGCATGTCCATTCACAGTTTTCCTCTAAGGACTCTAGCTACTAGTGAGGAATATCCTGCCAAGTCATCCCAATGATCAATAAAATCGGCGTCACCTGCAACCATTCTTCCAATTTTATGAAAGATCATATCCAGAGCTTCCTGTTGTTCCATCGTAAGGGTCTTTCCTACGATTTCCAGTTCATCACGCAGGACCGTTTTTAATCTTTGCGTACATCTTGCATGATCTCGGAAATTGCCGTGCGTCTCTTCCCTTTCCGAGAGTATAGTTTCTACTATATCAATGGCTTTGTCAATGGTTTCTTGTGCTGTCTTGGTATTGTCCATTACTGTCTGTGCTTTTACCCTGTAATTACAAGACTTCCAGTTAAATTGGGGATCCGGATTCCATCTCCATTCCCGTGGATATCCGCCAGGCTTTATACTAATGAACTCAATGTCCGCCCCCTTTCTGAAAGCTTTTTCTACGCTCTTTCTATACTGTTTCTGACTCACTGCTTCTTCTATTCTTATTTCCATTTCCTTGCCCTTAAGATGGTCTTTGCGAACTTGACTTCGTGTTTCAGCTCACTTGGTTTAACACGGTACTCTACAAAATCCCAGAGAAACGAGGGATTTGCTGCTGGATTCCATTCTCCCTCTTGTTTGTGAAGAAAACGGTATTCCACTTTCATCCCTATACTATGAAGGTACTCTACTGCTTCTCGATACTTTTTGTTTTGCGTGCTCATGCTTGGAACTCCCATGAAATTACAACTTGTCGATAGGGCAAATTGTAGCGCATACACTCAAACTCTGGCTCGTTGCAGATACTTTTAACCGCTATCATCAACTCATCCACATACTTATACCTATCGCACGGTATAACGACGCGCTTGAATCCATACATGGAGGCTTCGAGAATGCTTGCTCGCAACTCTTGTTCATATTTCTTTACCAGACTGTTGGCTCCAGCTACCTGATAGGCGGCCTTTACTTCGTGGATGAACCTTTTTTTTTTGCTCATTCCATTATCCTTTCCAAGTGATCCTGAATCAAATCTTCTAGCTTAAATGTGAATTGATATTCAGTCGTATCTTCTTCCGGAGCTTTCCTCCTATCGAGGGAATGAAGTCCACACCCACCGAAGTGGAAACAAGGCTTGTTATATTTTATGCAGCCGGCCAGACGCTGAGGGAAGATTCCCATATCAAGCTGGCGCCGCATCCGTTCTACGTCCATTCCCAAAGTGATGAAAAAGTTAAGCCGATCCTTCAGGCTCTTGGTGAAAAGCAGGTCATGGATCTTTGGCTGGAAACCATTACCAGATCCGAGCTGGCCGACGAAATAACCTACGTCATAATCACTATTTTCCTTTCCGACAACGGAATCAATGACAATACTATAGCCAATGAGCTGAGGGCTGTTTGCATACAGAGGGTCAAGAGTCAAGAGGTTCATTCCCG